CAGCCCGTAAATTGTATAAACAATACGCGTTAATGGAGGATGCTATGTTAATTCATAGAATTGTACGCGCCCCTGAAAAACGTATCCATTACATGAATGTAGGTTCTATCCCACCAAATGAGGTAGATACATTTATGGAAAAAACAATCTCAAAACTAAAAAGAGTTCCGTATACTGATCCTCAAACTGGTGAGTATAATTTAAGGTTTAATATGCAAAACCTATTAGAGGACTTCTATATTCCAGTTAGAGGAAATGATTCAGCTACTAAAATTGAAACTCTATCAGGACTACAATGGGATGGAATTCAAGACGTTAACTATTTAAGAGATAAATTATTTGCTGCCCTTAAAGTACCTAAAGCCTTTATGGGCTACGATGAAAATCTTGAAGGTAAAGCTACATTAGCTGCTCAAGATGTTAGATTTGCTCGTACTATTGAACGTATCCAGAGAATTATTGTCTCTGAACTATATAAAATTGCTTTAATACATTTATATGTTCAAGGATATAGAGATGAAAATTTAACTAATTTTGAACTTTCTTTAACTACTCCATCTATCATATATGATCAAGAAAGAGTAGCTTTAATGAAAGAAAAGATGGATTTAGCTGCTCAAATTATGGAATCTAATCTCTTCCCCTCCGATTGGATATATGAGAATCTATTCCATGTTAGTGAGGATATGTATAATGAATATAGAGATTTGGTTACTCAGGATATTAAACGTAAATTCCGTATCTCTCAAATCGAATCAGAAGGTAATGATCCTCTTGAAACAGGTAAATCCTATGGTACACCACATGATTTAGCCACTCTATATGGTAAGGGAAGATATGATGAAAATGGTAATTTAAATGTACCTGAAGGATACGATGAAAAGAAACCATTAGGCCGACCCAAAGAAAAAGCATCATTCATAAACACTCAAAATGATCCTATGGGTATGGATCGTCTTGGAACTAAAAGAATGAAATCTAAAGATAAAGACAACAGTCTAAAACCTAACTTTAATGGTAATTCCCCATTGGCTTTAGAAGATTTACAAAAGAAGTTTCCGAATAAAAAATTAATATTTGAAGAAGAACAACGAGCTAATTCATTGTTAGATGAAAAAAATATTAAAGAATAACTCTTTTGTATATACATATAATAAATAAGAAGATAAATGGGTAAAATAAAACACTCTAAATTTAAAAATCCAGCAGTCATTTTTGAACTGTTGGTTAAAAAAATTACCTCCGAGCTTCTATCTAATAAAGAATCTGAGGCTGTAGGTATATTAAAACGAAATTTTACCAATACTGAATTAGGTAAAGAGTATAAATTATATGAGACTTTATTTAAAAATAAGCATTTAAGTGAAGCCAGAGCTAATACAATTTTAGAAACTGTATTAAGTTCTCATAAAAAATTAAATAAAACTCGTTTAAAGAAAGACAAGTATAATGTTATTAAAGAGATTAGAGAAAAATATAACATAGATGAGTTTTTTAAAACTCAAATATCTATGTATAAACCTTATGCCTCTTTATACATGTTAACTGAATCATACTCAAATGACAGTTTTATTAATCCTGATAAAATTATTGCTAGTAAAGTAACATTATTAGAACAGTTAACTACTAGTAAAGTAAATGAAAATACAGTTAAGGAGGATGTGATGGAGGAATTAACTAAAGCTGATAAAGAAACTCGAATCCTTACTCAACATATTTTATTAGAAAAGTTTAATGAAAAATATAAAAATCTTTCAAAGAATCAAAAATTAGTACTAAAAGAATTTATTAATAGTGTAGACAACAAACCCTACCTAAAAACATTCTATAATACCAAGGTTAATGAAATTCAGTCTTATTTAAAAACTCATATTAATAAGACAAAAGATCAAATTCTAAGAATTAAACTAGAGGAAGTATCTAAGTATATTGTTGAATTAGACAAAAATACTAAGATAAATGATGAACATCTTATAGATTTGATGCAATACTATAGTTTAGTAGAGGAATTAAACATACCTATAAATGATGGCAAAGTACAAGTATAAATTGAATAATAAAATAAAAGAAGCTTCCACTACCGGTGGAAGCGCATCTTTTACCCCAGGAACTGGGGGTCAATATGCTACTCCATTTGCCTTCAATAAAGATAAAAACGCTAAAGGTACCTCCCGTAATTACTATTATAAACTAGGGTTTAAACCTGTCCCAAATAAAATTAAAGGATCAGGCCTAGAAGTAAAAAAATTATATGAACAGGAACCTACGGATGCTGAAAAATTCCAACAATCTAGAATTGAGGCATTTGATAATATAGAAAAAAGAATAAATGAATTATTACCTGTATTATCTAATGCTAAAAATCAAACAATAGAATATTACAATGATAACCCAACATCATTTGGTATTGTATTTCCTACTGACTTGGTTCAAGAATTAATTACTCAAATCGAAAAAATCATTAAAGGAGAAGAATAATATGAAATCTTTACAAACACAATACAATCTAATTAAAGAAGGAAAAGGCAATAAAGAAGTATTCGTTAAGAATGCTAAAGCCCAATTTCCTACTATCCCTAATCATTACGGATTTAACGAGACCGTCAATGAACTAAAACATAAAAATATTTTAAATGAAACCATGTTAGGGATAGTTTCAGCTCAACCTACTACTCCTGACTGGTTTAAAATATTTAATGAATCCATAACTGAAGCCAAAGCTGAAGAGAAAAAACCAACCAAAGAAGTGGTTGATATGGAAACTAGAGGCTTTGATTATAAAGATAAGAAAAACATTGACAATGTTTATGGTGAGGAATTTTTAAAAGGATTCTATACTGAAATGAATGATCCTAAAAATAAGGATAAAACAGTAGAAGAATTAAAAGAAATTGTAGCTAAAAACTTAGCCAAAGACCAATTATATTATGTTAAAGACGGTCAATTTGGAACTAAAGGAGTAGGGTATACTACAGAACACCCAGGATTAGGTACTCCAAAAGAGGCTAAAGGTAAATACAAGTCAAGTGGATATGGTGACTTAAAAGAAAACCAACTCTCTGACATAGTGAATCAATTAATGAATGCCCCTAAGGGTTCTAAAGCTACTGGAGGTGGATACGGCCCATTTATAAAAATATCTTCTAACTCATGGAAGAATACAAAATCAAACTCATTACAACACTCCAGAGCATTAGCTGATTTTATTGGGAGATTTAGGGATTTTAGAATATCATCTTCTACTAATGAATCTAAATTACGCTCAGCAATTCATCAGTTCATTAAAGAAGAATTAAACAGAGGAAAACTTTAATATGAAACATTTACTCATAGAAACTCAAACATTCCAGCCAACAAACACCCTCTTGTTTGAAGGAAAGACCTCACCTAGAGGCAATCCTATAGTTGAGGGTATTTTAGCTACTGCTGAAATCAAAAATGGTAATGGAAGATACTACCGTAAGGGATTATGGGAAAGAGAAATGAACAAGTACTCTGAATCTGTTAAAGAAAACAGAGCACTAGGAGAATTAGACCACCCAGATTCCCAAATTATCAACCTAAAAAATGTCTCACATAACATTACAGATTTTTGGTGGGATGGAGACAATATTATAGGTAAAATAGAGATACTACCTACTCCTTCAGGCAATATATTAAAAGCATTAATCAGCAGTGGGATCAAAGTTGGAGTATCATCTCGAGGAATGGGTAGTCTACAACCTATGGGAGAACTTCAAGAAGTACAAGATGATTTTGACTTGCTGTGCTTTGATTTCGTATCTACCCCTTCAAACCCCGGCTCCTGGATGTACCCCATCAAGGAATCACTAAATGAATCTACTATTAAAAACACATCCAATAATCGTATTAATAACATTATAAAAGAAATCCTTTGTTCCAAAGGAAATTGCCCTCTTTTCTAAGCCAACATATTTTTTTAAGGAAAGTGCACCTTCTTTTTAAGAGAGTGCACTTTTTTTGACTTTGAATTTCTCCATACATACATATCCTAGACCAATATGCTATCCATTATATAGCATTTAATAAGTAATAATTTTATTACGTTTCCCAATAAACGTATTTCCAAAAACAATTTAATTATGGACAGAAAACTACTAAAAGAAGCTATTGCTGATGCAAAGGCGGTTAAAGAAACTGCTATTGCAAACGCCAAGGCTGCTTTAGAAGAAGCTTTCACTCCTCAGCTTAAATCTATGTTTGCCGCCAAAATCCAGGAAATGGAATTGGAGGAAGACAATATGGAGGAAGCTTACGACATGGATAACATGGAAGAGGCTTATGACATGGAAAACATGGAAGAGACTTATGACATGGAAAACATGGAGGAAGAAATGGACTCTAAAGACCTTGACGAAGTAGAAATTGATGAAGAAGAGCTTAATTTAGATGAACTCCTAGCTGAACTTGAAGGTTTAGATGAGGAAGAATCAACTGAAGAAAGCTTAAACGAGGCTGAAGGTGATGAAGAAGAATCTGAAGAAGAAGAAATGTCTGATGAAGACATGGAAGCTGAAACTTTAGATTTGGAAAACATGACTGATGAAGACTTGAAAAAATTCATCGAAGGAGTTATCACAGACATGGTTCAAGCTGGTGAATTAGAAGCTGGTGAGAGCATGGAAGACGAGAGTGAAGAAATGGAAGACGAAGAAGTTGACCTTGACGAACTCATGGCTGAAGCTTATCATGGTAAAGACATGAAAACAGAAGCTAAAAAAAGAGCTAAAAAAGATGAAGACCAAGATGAAATGAAAGAAGAACTAGAAGAAGCATACGCTACTATCCAGAAACTTACTCAGGACATTAACGAAATTAATCTTCTAAATGCTAAGTTGCTTTACACAAACAAGATTTTCAAAGCTAGCGCGTTGACTGAATCTCAAAAAGTAAAAGTATTGAGTTCTATGGACAAAGCTACCAATGTAAAAGAAGTAAAACTAGTTTACGAATCATTATCTGAGAATTTGAAGCCTAAAAAAGCTCCAATCAAAGAAAATCTAAACTTTGCTTCTAAATCAGCTGGTGTTGCCCCTAAAGTATCTCAATCTAATCCTATTTTAGATCCTACAATGGTAGCTAGATTTAAGAAAATCGCCGGAATTTAATTTTAATTTTTAAACAAACAAAACTCAACAGTATGTCACAATTACAATCCCTACTAGAGAGTGCTAATTCTTACAAAGTCATTCAAAATGACGCTGAAAGACTAGCACGTAAGTGGGCCAAAACTGGTCTACTTGAAGGACTTGCCTCCGAAGCTGACAAAAACAACATGGCAATGATCCTTGAAAACCAAGCAAAACAGCTTCTAAATGAAACCTCACAAACTGGTGGTACTGCAACCTTTGCTCCTTCCCCAGGTACTGGTGAACAATGGGCTGGTATCGCTCTTCCATTGGTAAGAAAGGTGTTCGGTCAAATTTCTTCTAAAGAATTTGTTTCCGTACAACCTATGAATTTACCTTCTGGTCTAGTATTCTACCTTGACTTCCAGTATGGTGGAGCAGGTGGTGCTAACAAAACTCCATTCAACATCGGTGATTCATTATATGGTGACCAAGGTGGAAACACTCCATTTGGTAACACTAACACTGGTGGTTTATATGGAGCAGGTCGTTTTGGTTACTCAATCAACAACACCTCTTCAGTTGTAGCTATTGCTTCAACTTCATCAGCTGACTGGTTTAGAGATTTCAATGCTGACGGAGCTTACTCAGCTTCTGTAGCTAATTTCTCTACTTACCAAATCGCTCTTACTGGTCTTGGTTCAAACTATGACGCAGAAGCAATCCGTGGTTTCTATATCTCAGGTTCAGGTATTCTTGCCTCAGATATTCTACCTGCCTTTACTAAAGTTACTGGTTCAAACTTAATGTTTGTAGCTCCTGACAACTTAACTACTCCAACTAGTAATGTTACTGTAACATTTACTCTACAACCAGTAGATAACAAGAGAGGTGACTTTGAACAAGGTAATACTGATCTTAACTCAAATAACACTACTATCAACATCCCAGAAATCAACGTTAAGTTGAAATCAGATGCTATCGTAGCTAAAACTAGAAAACTGAAAGCTGTTTGGACTCCTGAGTTCGCTCAAGACTTGAACGCTTACCACGCTCTAGATGCAGAAGCAGAACTTACCTCTATCATGAGTGAGTATATTGCTCTTGAAATTGACTTAGAGATCCTAGACATGTTGATTGACTCAGCTGCTGCTGGTACTGAATACTGGACTGCTGAAAACAACAGAGCCTTAAATGGTAGTGGTTATACTAACACCAACTTAGGTTTCTTGAACTCACAAGGTCAATGGTTCCAAACTTTAGGAACTAAAATGCAGAAATTAAGCAACTTGATCCACCAGAAAACTCTACGTGGAGGTGCTAACTTCATGATCTTGTCTCCAAGTGTAGCTACTGTTTTAGAATCAATCCCAGGATTTGCTTCTACTTCAGACGGTGATGCGGCTAAAGCTAAATATGCGTTTGG